GCCCGCGTCGACGAACTGGGGGAGGATCGCGGCCAGGAACACGATCGACTTGGGGTTCGCGAAGCCGACCACGAAACCGTCGCGCAGCACGGCCCAGGTGCGGCCCGGGGCGGCGCGCACGGTGGAAGCCATCGCCTCGGTGAGCTTGCGCCGTTTCCGGATCGCCTGCACGCCCAGGTAGACCAGGTACACCGCGCCCGCCAGCTTGATCGCGGTGAACACCGCGGCGGACGTCGTGACGAGCACACCCAGCCCGAACGCCACCGCGACCACCTGCGTGTACACCCCGGTCGCGTTGCCGACCACGGTCAGCAGCGCCTCGCAGGTACTTCGCTAGTTGGTAGACTAGCACGCATGTCACCGAACACGTCCACGGCCTTGCTCTCGATGCGGCTCTACCTGCGCGTGAGCTTCGATCGCTCCGGCCGGCAGCGCAGCCCCGACGAGCAGCGAGGTGACCTCCGGGATGACGGCGAGCGCGAGGGGTTCGCCTACTTCGGCAGCGATTACGTTGACCTCATCTCGGCCAGCCGTTACGCCGCCAAGCCGCGCGACGACTTCCCGCTCATGCTGGCCGACCTGGAGTCCGGCGCGTTCGGCGCGGCCGTGCTCGGGCTCTGGGAGACCTCGCGCGGCACCCGCAAGGCGGGGGAGATGGCGAGCCTGCTCGACCTACTGGCCGGGCGGGGAAAGCTCGTGTGGGTCCACACCCACCGGCGTCTCTACGACCCGCGGGTAGCGCGCGACTGGCGGGCCCTGATGGAGGACTCGGTACACGACGAGTACAGCAGCCGAGAGACCTCGGACCGCGTGCTGCGCACCGTCGAGGCGGGCGCGGTGCGCGGCGAGGCGTTCGGCCTAGCGCCGTACGGATACGAGCACACGTTCAACGCGAAGACGGGCCGGTTCGAGGCCCGGGTGATCGACGAGCCCGCGGCGAAGATCGTGCGCGAGGTGTTCCGGCGGTGGCTGGCCGGAGAGGACATGGCGGCGATTGCTCGAGCACTGGCCAAACGCGGCGCGGAGAAGCCGTCCGGCGGGGCATTCTCGCCGTCGCACCTACGCTGCTGGTTACAGACCGAGGCGTACGCGGGGCTCCGGGTGCACCGGCCCGGCCGTGGCAAGAACGGCAACCGACGCGTGGCCGGTCAGCTGTACGAGGCGCAGTGGCCGCCGATCATCGGCCGCGAGGACTGGTACCGGGCCCAGGCGAAGCTCGCGGACCCGACACGGCAGAAGTTCCGACCCGGCCGTGCGCGGCACCTGCTCGGCGGGATCGCGCGGTGCGACGTGTGCGGCGGGCCCATGCATCGGACCAAGCCGACACGGGAGACCATCGAGAAATACCGGTGCCAGAACGGGGGGCACGTATCGGTCACCAAGGGCCGGTTGGACGCGCTCGTGCGGCGGACGCTGCTCGCCTACCTGCGGGAGCCGGGGCAGTACGCGGCGCTCGCGCAGCCGAACACGGACCGCTCTGCCGAGCTGGAGGCCGCCGACCTGGAGCTTGCCGAGGCGCGCGCCGCGCTGGCCGCGTTCGAGGCGCAGGCGGACCGCGGCCAGCTGTCCGCGCTCGAGGCGCGCGCCGCGGCCGGTACCGAGCGGAGGGTAGCCGCGGCGGCGTCCACCATTGAGCGACTGAAGCGGCCGCCCGCGCTGGCGGGTCTGCTGAGCCCCGGCGAGGACATCGTGAAGCGCTGGCGCGGTATGGCGCCATCGGCAAAGCGCGAGCTGGTGCAGCTCCTACTGGTGCCGCAGTTCCTCGGCGAACTACGCGTGCTGCGTAACCCGGTCCACGGCACTCCCGCACCACTGCGCGACCGCGCCCACTTCCACCGCGGTGACGAGTGTCGGACCGGACCGTGCGCCAACCCGTTACCAAGCCGTGATCATCCGCACTGAGTAGGCGCGGCGCAGGTCACGCCACTGTCCACTGTGCCTAGTCTGCCGGGTGTGCCTAGTTTCCGTGTCAGGTGTGCCTAGTTCCCTTGCCCCGCAACGTGTCCGCCACTCCTTGAGCTGCTGGCGCAGTAAGCGCAACGTACGTAGTTTCGTGGCTATGGAAACCACTCCGCACCCCGATCTCACCGACACCACTCCCGTGGTGCTCGGTGCCATCCTCGCCAATGCCACCGGCTGGACCGATGCGGCTCCCACAGCCGACTCCCTGGAACGCCCCACCGAAGCTGCTATTCCGCCCGGGTTGCTGTTCCTCGAAACGCTCGTCGAGCGGCTGGAGGCGCGGGGGCTCACCCGTGACGCGATCCTCGGAGGCATCATGACGATCGCCTACCGCGGCGCGCTTACCTGGTCGGGCGAGGTCGGGCAAGATCGCGTGTACGACGTGATCGCCGCCGACGACACCACCCCGTAACTGCTGGCGCAGTAAGCGCAGCACCCGTAATTTAGTGACTACGCCCCGAGGAACGCGGGGCCGCGGATGACACGCCCGCGGGGCACGCCTGCCCCTTCATCACGCTCGTGCACGACACGGTTACCCACTCACCAGCCAGGCGCGTTGGCCGCGGGAGGGGCCCGGAACCCCGAGATCTGACTGATTTCGGGACTCCGGACCCAAGGGGTTCCCCGTGGACGTGCAGTCCGCCGCACCGGCCGAGTTGCCGGAAAACCTGCTCACTGCCCGGGAGGCGGCCGACGCGCTGGGCGTCGGCATCCGCACCGTGCACAACGCCTTGCGGGACGGCCGCCTGCGCGGCTTCCGCGTCGGTCCGAAGCTGTTCAAGATCCCGCGTTCCGCGCTCGCTGCGTTCGTCCAGCCGGCCGCCGAGGATCCGGACGCCGAGTTCGTGCGGGAAGTGGTTGCCAGCGCTGGCAGGCTCACCCCCGAGGCTCGCGCCGAGATCAGGCGTCTCCTGCCCGCGCCGTCCGCCGGCGGCCAGCGATGAACGCCGTGATCGCGCTCGACGGCGGCGCGGTGGGGCTGATCGTGGAGTCCGGTGTGCACGGCCGCCAGATCATCACCGTGGACGCCGAGGACTACCCGGCCGTGTCCCGTTACCACTGGCACGTGGAGCGGCCGAGCCGCAACGCCGCGCTGTACGCCGCCACGAACGTCCGCACTGACGGGCGCGCTCGGGTGCTGCGCATGCACCGGCTGATCGTCAACCCGGCGCCCGGCAAGGTCACGGACCACCGCAACGGTGACGGGCTCGACAACCGTCGCGCGAATCTGCGCGAGTGCGAGCAGCGGCAGAACGTGCTCAACCGGGCGCCCAACCGCAACAACCGCACGGGGTTCAAAGGCGTGTACTGGTCCGCCCCGCACCGCAAGTTCCGCGCCCGCATCAAAGCGAACAGCCGCAACCTGTGGCTCGGGAGCCACGACACCGCCGAGGCGGCCGCCCGCGCGTACGACGCCGCCGCGCTGGAGCTGTTCGGCGAGTTCGCCCGTACAAACGCAATGCTCGGACTACTGGACGGTGTCGAATGACCATGCCTGGCAAGGAAAACGGCGGCCACCGCGTCGCCGCAGAGACCGCCGTGAGCACGCCGCTCAACCCCGATCCTACCGCCGTTCCGACGTGCAACCATCCCGCCGAAGGCGCGCCGCCGTTCCCGCACGCGTGGGTCTACGACTCCCGCGCCGGCGTCATCACGCGGACGCTGCCGGAAATCCCGGTGCCCGTTCAGATCGACCTCTATCCGAAGTCCGTCGGCGTCGATCGGATCTTCCTGACGCCTGAGCAGAGCGCTTGCGTCGACTGGCCGCGTGTCGGCGATTGGATGATCGACGCACGCACCCGGCGTTCCCCGTTCGGTGCGCGCGGCCACGCCGGCTGGACTTACCGCGGGATCACCCTGCGCGCTGGGCGCGAAGTGGCGCCTACGGCCGACGCGCTGATCGCGCTGCTCGCCGAGTCGGTGACGGCATGACGGCGCCCGAGGACGCCGGCACGCAGGCGTACCGCGCCGAGCTGCTGGCGCACGCCCTGGCCTACGTGGCGGCCGGGTGGAGCGTGGCGCCGCTGTCCGCGGTCCGGTACGTGCCTCACGCCAAGGACCCGGCCCGCCTGGTGAAGGACTTCCGGCCGCTGATCCGGTGGAAGACCGACAAGCCGCTGGACACCGCGGCCGAGGTGCAGACGTGGTTCGGCGGTGGGCGCTCGGCGGTCTACGGCCTCGCGATCATCACCGGCCCGTCGGGGCTGCTCGTGCTCGACGATGACGGGTACAAGGCCGGGCGCGGGTCATCGCTGCCCGTGCCCGCCGGTGCGTGGGTGGAGGCCGGCGGCGGCCGGGGCGGGGCGCACGTGTACCTGTCCAACGCCGCAGGGCTGCGGAACACGGCGAACGCGGTGACCGCCGTGGACAGCCGCGGTGACGGCGGGCTCGTGATCGCCGCACCGACGTGGGCGTTCTTCCCGGACGGCTCGGCGACGCAGTGGCGCACCGCGCGCCCCCTGCACGAGCTGCCCGCGATCGCTGCCGCGCTGCCGGGCCCGACGCCGGAACTGATGGCGCTGCGCGGCGACGGCGGGCAGGCGAGGGTGCGCGCGGCGCGTAAACCCGGGGCTCCGGAGATCATCTCCCGGGAGTGGGCCGCGGCACTGGTGGCACAGCTTCGGGGTGAGTTCCTGGAGACGGCGCAGGGGACCGGCCTGCGGCACCAGGTCATGCGCTTCGGGTGCTCCCTACTGCGCTGGCACCGCGCCTGCGGGCTGGACGACGAGGCCGCTGCGGAAGAGCTGTACGAGGAGCTGGCCGCCCACGATAACTACCTCACGTGGGAGGAAACCGAGCTGCCCGGCGGGTCCACGTTGGAATGGTGCGCCGACATGGCGCGTATGGAGCCGTGGCGGTTCGAGGGGGACTGGGCCGCGTCGTTCCCGAAAGCCGCCCCCGCCGAGACGCCCCCCGAGCCGGCGCCTTTCGCCGCGTGGTTGAGCCCCGCGCTCACCGCTGATATTCCCCCTGAGCTGGCGGCGTTCGATGCGTGGTTGCGCCCCGCGTCCTCCGCACTGCCCTACCTGACCGAGGTGCCCCGATGAGCCTGCCGAACATCCCGGCCGCCGTGTACGAGACGCGGCCACTGCTGAAGGAACTGCGCGCCGAGGCGCACCGCCGGGCGGTCGGCGCCGACGCCGTGCTGTGGTCGTTCCTGACCATCGCCGCGGCCGACGCGCCCGCGCAGATCTCGGTGGACACCGGCATCGGCACGCCGGCCAAGCTCACGCTCTACGCCGTGCTGGCGGGCCGCTCCGGCACGGGCAAGTCCGCGGCGTGGGGCGTCGCGCGCAAGCTCTACGGCGACGGGCCCGAGCCGCTGCCGTTGTCCACCGGTGAAGGCATGATCGAAGCGTTCTTCGGCATGGTGCCCGAGGAGATCCCGCACCCCACCGACCCGAACAAGCCGCCCAAGATCATCAAGGTGCGCAAGCGCACGCGCTCCTCGCGGCTGTTCTGGCTGGACGAGGGCGAGAGCCTGTTCAAGCAGGCCGAGCGGATGGGCTCACAGCTGCACACCACGCTGCGCGGCTTCTGGTCCGGCGGCACTGTGGGCCAGGCGAACGCCACCGAGGGGCTGGGGCGCGTGCTGGAGGCCGGGACGTACGCCGGGGGACTGGTGATCGGGCTCCAGCCGGACATCTCCGGGCGCCTGCTCGCCGACACCGCCACCGGCACGGCGCAGCGGTTCGTGTGGACGGCCACCACGGACACGGGCATCCCGTTGTCCAACGGCACGCCGCCCGGCCCGCCCATGCCGATCCAGCCGGTGCCGTGGACGCGCCCGAACCTTCCGGTCATCCCGTCCATGCCCGGCCCGGGGGGCGTGCTGGAGGCGCTGTTCGCGCCGCTTCCGCCGGTCACGATAACGGTGGAGCCAGACATCGCGCTGGAGCTGGACACCCGGCGCCGGCTCGTGGCGGCTGGCCGAGAGGAGCCGGACGAGTTCGACACCCAACGCCACGCCATGCACATCAAGGTGGCCGCGGTGCTGGCGTGGCTGGACGGGCGGTTACGCGTCACGCGGGACGACTGGGCCATCGCCGGCGAGCTGCTGGGGGCGTCCGACGCCGTGCGGGATGCGCTGATCGAGCACGCCGACGGCGCCGAGCGGGAGGATATGGCCACCGAGGCCGTGCGCCGGGCGCGGGCGCGTGACGCCGAATCGGACGACCGGATCACCGAGCAGAAGTTGCGGTGCGCCAAACGAATGAACGACATCGTGACCGAACACGGGCCGATCGGTGCCGCGGCGATCCGCAAGCGGTTGTCACGCGCGCAACGGCCGATGCTCGCCGAGTTGCTGGAAAACGCGGTCAGGAACGGCGTGCTTCGGGCAGCCGACGTAGCCGGAACCGGGCAGTCAGGTACTCACTATGAGATCAACTCTGGTCACCGAGTGGAGTAATGCCCGGTCATAGGGGTGGCGAGGGTGGCACTGTCCTTCGGGGCGGTGCCACCGTCGTTTGTGCAGGTCAGAGCAAGGGTGGCGAGGGTGGCGAGGGTGGCGAGGGTCACTTCCCTCAACCGAAAAAGGTGGCTGTAAATAGATCCAGCCGAAAAGACAGTAGTAGTAATTACCCGCGTACGGGGAGTTTCGGTGTTGGAAAAATAGAGAAGTGGGTGCAGCCACCCTCGCCACCCTCGCCACCCATCCCTGACCAGCGGAAACAGGTGCCACCCCTCGGCCTTATCGCCGCCACCCCCCGCCACCCTTCGGCCTTACGTCACCGCTCGGCCACTCTCGGTGCGCATGCCCGGTGTCTGCCGAACACGGGTTACTATTGGGACGATCGTTCAGGTAGTTCCCGCGCAGGAGGTGGCTGTGGACAGGCGCTACGCCAGCACCACCGCGCAGGGATACGGCGCCCAGCACCAGGCGCTACGCCGTGTCTGGTCAGCCAAGGTGGCCACGGGCCAGGTGTCCTGTGCTCGGTGCGGTGAGCTGATCAAGGCGGGCACACCATTTGACCTCGGCCACCGCGACGGCACGGACAAGCGTGAGTACCAGGGAGCGGAGCACCGCTCGTGCAACCGCAGTGCAGGCGCGCAGCTACGCAACGCCAAGGCAGCAGACCCTGCACCCGCACCAATGACGAGGTGGTGACCATGCCACGTCTGTCCACTGTGGCATGTGTGTCACATCAAATGATCAACGACTCTGCGCGGCCGGCCCGGTTTTTTGATCATGGCCAGGCGCCCTTGATCCACGTCCCTATCGTTCTCTCTCCCTCCGGAGTCTGGGGACCACGATGAGTGCACAGCTGAGCGGGAACGACGTGCACGGCGCGGTCGTCACGACGCTGGCGGCGCTCGACCTGGACGACGAGGACGTGGCCGCGCAGGCGCTCGCGCTTTCGCTCGCTTCGGCGCTGGATCGCGAGGATTCGGGTCGGACTCGCGCGGAACTCGCCGGAAAGCTGCTCGCCACGCTGGAATCGCTCGGCGCCACGCCGGCCGCCCGCAAGGCTGTGCTGCCCCGTGGCGGCCCCGTGGAGCGCACGCCGGAGCAGCGGGCCAAGGACGAACTCAAGGCGCGGCGCGCGGCGAAGGCGGACGCGTCGTGACGGCGGCCGTGGTGGATGAGCCTGAGGTCTTCGGCTCGGCTGTGCCTCGGCTGTGGACCCGGCCGCTCGTCGTCGGCGCGCCGGGGCCGTGTGGATGCGGGTGCGCGCTCACACCGGACACGAGCTACGGGTTCGACGTGGAGACCTTCGCGCGGGACACGCTTCACCGGCCGCTGGACCCGTGGCAGCGCTGGGCGGCGATCCACGGCGGCGAGCTGCTGCCCGACGGCCGCCCGCGCTTTCGGACGCTGCTGCTGCTCATCGCGCGGCAGAACGGCAAGACTGAGCTGCTGGTGATCCTCACGCTGTTCTGGCTGTTCATCGAGGTGCGCAAGCTCGTGCTCGGCACCTCCACCAACCTCACGTACGCCGTGGAGAGCTGGAACAAGGCCGTTGAGCTGGCCGAGTCGTGCGACGCACTGGCCGAGGACATCCCGCCCAACGGCGTTCGGCGCGCGAACGGTGAGAACGAGCTGAAGACGATCGACCGCGCGCGGTACCGGATCGCGGCGAGCAACCGCAAGGGCGGCCGGTCGCTCACGATCGACCGCCTGATCGCGGATGAGCTGCGCGAGCATCACGACTGGACCGCGTGGAGCGCGGCCATGCCCGCGATGAACGCCGTACACGACGCGCAGGCGTGGGCGATCTCCAATCAGGGCGATGACCGCTCGGTGGTGCTGGACTCGCTGCGCAAGGCGGCGCTGGGCTTCATCGAGACCGGCGAGGGCGACGAACGGCTCGGTCTGCTGGAGTGGTCGGCCCCCGACGGCTCGAAAGCGACGGACGTGTCGGCGATCCAGGCGGCGAACCCGAACCTCGGCCACCGCTTGTCGCTGCTGAGCATCCTCGGTGACGCCCGACGCGCGCAGGCCGCGGGCGGCGAGGAGCTGGCGCACTTCCTGACCGAGATCTTGTGCATGCGCGTCCCGATGCTGGAGCCCGCGATCGACGGCGCGAAGTGGGCGGAATGCCTCGACCCCGGGGACCTCTCCGGCGTCGCCCGCTCGCGCGTCGCGCTGTGTTTCGATGTGGCGATCGACGGCCGGCACGCCTCGCTCGTCGCCGCGGCGCTGCTGCCGGACGGCCGGGTGCGCGTGGACGTCGTGGCCGCGTGGAGCGATCCCAAAGCGTGGCGCGCTGGTCTGCGCGATTGGGTGCGCAAGGTCGGGCCCGGCGTCATCGGATGGTTCCCGTCCGGGCCGTCGGCCGCCGTCACTGCCGAGCTGGCCGAGAACGAGCAAGCCGACTGGCCGCCGCGCGGTGTTGAGGTCCAGGGCATCCGCTCGGACGTGCCCGCAGTTTGTATGGCCTTCAGCGACCTGGTGGACGCCGGCGAGATCGCGCACTCGGATGACCCGCTGTTGAACGCGCACATCGCCGCCGCGGAGAAGCTGCGGCAGGGCGACGCGTGGCGCTTCACCCGGCGCGGTGCCGGCCACTGCGACGCGACCTATGCCGCCGCGGGCGCCGTCCACCTCGCCCGCACCCTGCCCGACAACAAGCCCGCGCCGTGGTTCGGCGTGGTGTGAGGGAGACGTGATGAAGGTCAACCGTGTGTGGCCGGTAGCCGCTCAGTTCGCCGGCGGCGCGATCGCCGTTGCCGGGCTGTACGGGCTCGTGGGGCTGTTGTGGACGGCCCTGGTGGTTGGTGCAGTGCTCGTGGCGCTCGGCACGCTGGCTGAGATCAAGGACGGCGCGTGATGGCGCTCGGGAAGTGGCTCACGCGCGGCGCGCCGGCCGAGCAGCACTCTCGGATGCTCGTGTCCGACGGCTTCCGGATCGGCCCGTCCGCGACGCTCGGCGCCAACGAGGGCTGGGGTTGGGAAGGGTTCGTGCACGCGCTCGGCATCCCCGGCGTGGAGCGCGCGGTGTCGCTGATCTCGGACGTAGTCGGTGGTCTGCCGTTCGACGCCTACACCGAGCACGGCCGGAACTTCGCGGAGAAGATCAGCCCGCGGCCCGTGTTGCTGGACCAGCCGAACCCGGAAGAGGTGCGCGCGTCGACGTTCGCGGCGTGGGTGGCGGACTACCTGCTGCACGGGAACGCGCTCGGCGTGATCGTCGAGCGGAACCGGCAGGGGGTGCCGACGGCGATCGTGCCGGTGCCGGCGTGGCTGGCGTCGATCCGGCGCAGCGCGGGCGAGACGTACGCCGTCATGCCTGCGGGAATGATCGAATACGACATAGGCGGCAAGACGTACGGGGCGCACGACGTGTTCCACGTCAAGGCCCTGTCGCACTCCGGCTGGCCGCGTGGGTACGGCGTGATCCAAAAGCACCTGTGGCGCCACAACGGCTCGCTCCGGCTGGCTGAGGAGCTTCAGCGGCAGGCGCACAGCATCGAGAACAACGGCGTGCCCACCGGCGTGCTGAAGGCGACTAACCCGGACGTGACCAAGGACGATCTGATCGCGGCCAAGGACGGCTGGATGCGCTCGCAGCGTGACCGCACGGTGGCCGCGCTCGGCCCCGGCACCGACTTCGTTCCGCTGGCCTGGAACCCGGAAGAGCTACAGCTGATCGAGGCGCGCAAGTTCTCGCTGCTGGAGGTGGCGAACATCTTCGGCTTGCCGCCGCGCTTCCTCGGCGCCAGCTCGGGCGACTCGATGACCTACAGCACGTCGGAAACCGAGTCCATCGACCTGATCAAGTTCTCGCTGGGCGGCATCATCTCCCGGTTCGAGCAGACGCTGAGCCTGCTCTACCCGCACGGCACCGAGGTCAAGGCCAACCTGGACGCGCTCCTGCGCGCCGACACCACCGTTCGGTACAACGCGCACCAGGTCGGCATTCAGTCCGGGTGGCTGCTCCGCTCGGAAGCCCGCGCGCTGGAGAACCTGCCGCCGGTGCCCGGGATCGACGACCAGCCGGAGACGACGGCGGTCCAGCTCAAGCTGAACAAGGAAGAGCCGGTGACCGACCCGGCCATCCTCCAGCCGCACGCACCGAACGCCCCGATCACCGGAAAGGGAGGCGGCACCAATGGCAACGTCCCGACGCAAGGCAAGCAGTAGCCAGCCCACCAAGGCCGCCGAGCCGGCCGAGGCTCCAGCGCCGGCGCGCCGCCCGGACCCGCGTTCGGAAGTCGTCACCGTCGGCGAGTGCATCGTGGACGGTTGCTCGGTGCTGGAGTTCGAGCCCGGCCGCGGTCTTTGTGACGGCCACTTCACCACCCGCCTGGACCTCCGAGAGGTTGCGCGCCATGACTGAGATGCTTACCCGGCAGTTCCTGCCCGAGCTGGAGGTGCGCTCGGCCGCCAAGGGGGGCGACGGCCGCACGGTCTGCGGCATCGCCGTCCCGTACGGGCGCCCGCAGCAGATCGATTCTCGGCTCGTCGAGCAGTTCGCCCGCGGGGCGTTCAACGCGCAGCTGCGTGCGGCGCACCGCATCCCGTTCATGCGCGACCACGGGCCCCACGGCGGCCGGCTGATCGGCGTGGCGACTGCGCTGCGCGACGACGCTTCTGGGCTCTACGGCGAATGGCGGGTGTCCAACACCGACACCGGGAACGAGACGCTGGAGCTGATCAAGGACGGTGCGCTGTCCGAGTTGTCGATCGGGTTCCGGGAAGGTCAGAACCGCCAGCTGCCCGGCGGCGTCACCGAGCGCGCGAGCGCCACCCTGACCGAGGTGGCGATCGTGATGGCGGGCGCTTATGGGGAGTCGGCCGCCGTCGCGTCGGTGCGCGCGCAGTCCGAGCCGGACCGGCGCGCCGAGCTGGCGCAGATCATCGCGGGACTGCCGACGCTGTCCGCGGACGCCGAGCTGTTGACCCGCTCAGCGAACGGCGGCTCGAACCTGAAGTATGGTCCAGGTTCGACGCTGTGGAAGTACTGGACCGGGCCGGAAGGGCTTGCTCGGTACGCCGGTGCCGCGGACCCGTGGACGACGCTGCGCGCCGCGCTGCTGAAGGAAGGTGCGCCCGCGACGATGGCCGACGGGCTGGCCACGAACATTATGCAGGCCACGCCGGTGGGGCGCGCGCTGTTCGCCGCGCACCACGGCGGCGCGAAGAGTTAAAGCTCGCTCATACTTGAGGTATGATCGCAGCAGTACGCGGACGCCGACACCTCCACCGCTCATCGAAGTGGACACCCCGGCCAATCGGGCGGATGAACCCCACATTCGTTTCGAGCCCGGGAGGACGGCGCCATGCCGAACCCGTACCTGGTGCGCTTGCGTGAGCAGCACGACGCGCTCCGCGGCAGCATCGAAGGTCTCCAGACGCGGGCTGCTGAAGGCAACCGCGATCTGTCCGAAGAGGAACTGCGCTCGGTCACCGAGCAGGCTACGCAGCTCAAGACCCTGACCGATCAGATCGAGCAGCTGACCGACGTCGAAACCCGCTCCCGCAAGGTCGGCGAACTGGCTGCCTCGCTCGACGGCGGCGAGGCGCAGAACCTCGGCGGCGAGCAGTCGCGCTCCCGCACCACCACCACTCAGCCGCGCGACCCCGGGCACTACCGCAGTGCGGCCGAAGGCGGGCAGCGCTCGTTCTTCGCGGACCACTTCCGCGCGAACGCGCAGAACGACCAGGAAGCCCTGAAGCGGCTGGAGGAGCACTCCCGCGCCGTCACGCAGGCGTCCGGCGGTACCGGCATCGTCCCGCCCAAGTGGCTGACCGACGAGTACATGAGCCTGGCCCGCCAGACGCGTGCCGTGGCCAACGCCGTCCGCCGTATCCCGCTCGGCCGGGACCCGCGCCCGCTGGTCCTCCCGAAGCAGACCGCCGGTACCGACGCGAACGTCCTCACGCAGTCCGCTGAGGGCACGAACACCGCCGGGTGGGGCACGGACCGGTTCACCACGAACACCGACACCCTGACCCCGGTCACCAAGGCCGCGTACCAGGATGTTTCCCGCCAGCTGCTCGACTCGTCGAGCCCTGCCGTGGATGCGCTGATCTTCGGCGACCTGCGCGCCGCGTGGGACGCCATGGTGGAAGGTCTGGTGTGCGCGGCCATCCTCGCGGGCGGCACGGCCACCGGCACCACCTTCGCGAACGAGGCCGCGTTCAAGGCCAACGCCGCAGCGATCGATGGCGTGATCGACGCGCAGACCGCCGTTGCGTCCGACCTGCGCGGCCCCGCAGACCTGGCCATCATGAACTTCCGCCGGTTCGGCAACTTCCGGAAGCTCAAGGACACCGCCAACCGGCCGCTCATGCCGGTCAGCCGCTACGGGCCGCAGAACGCGGCCGGTGCCCTGGACAACCTCCTGGTCGGCGACATCGAGGGCGTGGACGTGATCGGCACGGCCGGCGTCCCGACCGCCTACGCCGAGACGTACGCGGTGCTGCGCCGTGCCGCGGTGTTCCTCGCCGAGTCCGACGTGCTGGACTTCCAGTACGAGCAGGTGGCCGGCCCGTCGGCTGTCCGCATCGGCGTGTGGGGCTACATCGGCACGCTGGTCCGCAACCCGAACAGCGTGTCCATCCAGACCGTGACGGCCGCCTGATCATGGCGACCTGGCCGCCCGCGCTGGGCGATCTCAAAGACGATCTGAAGATCGCCCTTGACGACACACGCGACGATGCCGTGCTACAGCGGCAAATCGACGCGTCCGTGTCGTTCGTCCAGCGCGTGCGGCCGTCGTTCAACTTCACCGCCGATCCCCTGTCCGAGCTGCCCGCTCCGACCGCTGATCTTGCGCTCGGCACGATCCGGCTGGCCGGCCGCTGGTACACCCGGCGCCGGTCGCCGGATGCCCTGGTGGCCATGGCCGAGCTGGGCAGCGCGCGGATTCCGTCGTTCGACGCGGATATCGAACGGCTGCTCGGCATCGGGCGCTTTGCAGGGCCGGTGTTCGCATGAGCACCGTCGTGCAGGATGCCGCTGTGGCGCTGGAATCCGCCCTGAAAACCGTTGAGGGTCTTCGGGTCTACCGGCTCGGCGACAACGTGGATCCGCCGGCGTTCGTCGTCGGGCCCCCGACACTGCGGTGGGACAACTTCTGCGGTGACCCGACCGAGGCGACGTTCGCGGTGTTCCTCATCGAAGCGATGGACGACCGCACGTTGGAACGCCTGTGGCAGCACGTCGTCCCGGCGTCCGAGGCGGTGGACACCGTGGAGAACGCGGCCGTGATCAGTGCGGCACCCGGAATCTTCGAGGCGGGCGCGACGCCGTTGCCCTGCTACGTCTTGAGCGTGGAAGTGAGTTTGTCATGACGGTGCACCAGAAGCGCCTTAAGCTGATCAACTTCACGATCGGCGGCACCTCGTTCGAGTGCCAGCTGAACTCGTGGACCCTGGACCCCGGCGTCAAGGACGGTAAGCGCGAGTACACGTTCTGCCCGGACGGCCAGTTCATCGAGGAGACCGACGACGAGCCCACGCTGAAGCTGAAGTTCTTCGCGGACTACCGCTCGGCGGGCATCTCCGACTTCCTGTGGAGCAACCCGAACGCCGTATCAGCGTTCGTGCTCGACCACCACCCGGACATCGTCGGCGAGCACGTGCGCTGGTCCGGCTCGGTGCTTGTCCAGCCGGCGCCGGTGGGCGGCGACGCGCGCGACACGGAAATGACCGAGATCACGCTGATGATCGTCGGCTCCCTCTCGGCCGGCACCCTCACCTACGCACGGATTGGCTGACCGTCATGGCTCCTCGCGTTCCCGTTACCACGCAGCAGGTTCCGTACTCCGGGCTCGTGCCCGCGCACACCGCGCCCACCGTCGATGGTGACGTGGTGGACGTCGGCCGCTGCCACCTGTCCGTGATCAACGGCGGCGGCGCGCCGATCACCGTCACCGTGCAGACGCCGGGCGTGGTGGACGGCGATCTGCCGATCACCGACCGCGTCGTGACCGTGCCCGTCGGCACCACGCCGAAGATCATCCCGCTCAACAGCGTGAACTACAAGCAGACCCCGGCATCGGCGGTACTGCCCGCGGATGCCGGACGGGCCTACGTCGACTACTCCACGATTGCGAGCGTCACGCGCGCCGTCGTCGGCAGCGCGATGCTTCCCTGACCGGAGAGGAACAGCACGTGTTCACGTTCCAGCTCGTGTCCGATAAGGACGCCGCGCCGACCGAGATCCGTTCGACCAGTCGGGACATTCTCAACTGGGAGAAGACGACCAAGGGCGCCACGCTTCAGACCCTGATGAACGAGACCCGCATGGCCGACATGTACAAGGTCGCGTGGTTCACCGCACAGCGTCTGTCGCTGTTCTCGGGGCCGCTGAAGGACTTCGAAGACACCTACGACTTGGAATTCGAGACGGAAGAGACGGACCCTACGACGTCGGCAGCCTGAGCCGGACGCTCGTCGCCCTTGCTGTGGCGACGTACACGCTTCCGAGTGGGTGGGCCGACGAGGACCCGAGAGCCGTTGTGACCGCGCTCCAGATTTTGGAGGAGCAAGAGAAAGCCGCCGGTGGAGGCACCAAGAACCCACCGCCCGGGGCCGGGGGCCCGTACCAGTTCTCCGGCTGACGGGAGGTGGCTACGGTGGCCAAGACGTCCTTTACGATGAAGATCCAGATTGAGGGCCTGCGCGAGACGCTGAAGGCTTTCTCTGATCTCCCCAAGGACGCGAGCACCGAGCTGCGTGACGCGTCGCTCAAGCTGTCTCGGCTGCTGGCTACGAAGGTCGCCGCCGAGGGGAAGGCGGACGGCGCCCCTCAGTCGGCGCTGGTGGCCGACACCGTGAAGGCGACTCGTGACCGGGTTCCGGCCATCTCGGCGGGCGGCACGCGCAAGCTGGGGCGGAACAAGGCGCCGGCGTACACGCTGCTGTTCGGCTCGGTGTTCGGCTCGAACACCTACCGGCAGTTCGGGCGCCCGCACCGTGGCCGTGACGCGTACTGGTTCTTCGATGTCGTCGAGCGCGACGCCGACGACATCGCCCGCGCCTGGAACGAAGCGGCCGACGCGATCGTGCGCAAGTTCAGCGAGGGCGCGTAATGGCCGCCGGCGAACGCACAATCAAGATCAAGTTTGACGGCTCGGCCAAAGGGCTCACCGCCGAGACGATCAAGGCGCGCGCGGAACTGAAGGCGCTGGAGGCTCAGACCGAGAGCAACCGCGAGAAGTTCGACAAGCTCACCGGCCCGGTGGGCAACGCGGCCAAGTCCTTTGTGGCCCTCGGCCAGCGCCTGGCTTCGCTCGGCACGCTCACGCAGGTGCTGCCCGCCATCGTCTCGGGCATCTTCACGATGGCCGGCGCGCTGCCCTTGGCGGTTGCGGGCGGGTTCGCGCTCGCGGGCGTCATGGCCACGATGAAGCTCGGCGCGGACGGCGCCAAGGCTGCATTCAGCCGGCTCACGCCGACGTTGAACACCCTGAAGGCCAACGTCTCCGCGTCGTTCGAGTCGGCGTTGAACCCGGCCGTCAACAACCTGAAAGTCGTGCTGCCCAAGCTGACCTCGGGGTTCCAGCAGATCGCGACGGCCATCGGCGGCGTAGCCACCCGGGTCACGGCGATGCTGAAGACCTCGGCGGCCACCTCGCAGCTCCAGACGATCCTGTCCGGCACGGCCCGCGTGGTGCAGAACCTCGGCAAGTTCCTCGCCCCGGTGATCGCGGCGTTCATCCGCATCGGCGCCGTGGCGATGCCGATCCTGGTCCAGCTGACCAGCGGCATCGGCGCCGCGGGCGACAAGTTCAACGCGTTCGTGCAGCACGCCGCGGACACCGGGAACCTGACGCAGTGGATCAACGGCGCGGTGAACGCGTTCAAGTCGATATTCAGCGTCGTCAAAGACCTCGGATCGATCGTCTCCAGCGTCTTCGGCGCGATGCAGGACGCCGGCGGTGGCCTCTCCGGCGTGCTCGGCCCGATCCTCGGTCAGGTCAAGACGTTCCTGGACTCGGCGCAGGGTCACGACACGCTGGTTTCCCTGTTCCGCGCGCTCCAGTCGGTCTCCCAGTCGTTCGGCCAGGTGTTCGGCGCCGTGCTCAAGGCGGTCGCCCCCGCGATTCCGCCGCTGGCCGACGCGTTCGCCCGGCTGGCCAGCACGGTGTCCGCCATGCTGCTGCCGGTCATCACATTTCTGGCGCCGATACTCCAGAACGTCGCGACGTTCATTCAGCAGAACATGACCTGGATCACGCCGCTGCTGATCGCGATCGGGCTGTGGACGGCCGCGCAGTGGCTGCTGAACATCGCGCTCAACGCGAACCCGATCGGCCTGGTGGTCCTCGCGATCGGCGTCCTTATCGCGATCGTGGCGACCATCATCACCTACTGGGGCCCGATCTCCGGGTTCTTCAAAGGGCTGTGGCAGGGCATCGTCACCGCGTTCAACGCGGCCATCGACTGGATCAAGAACGCGTTCACCACCGCCGTTGATTGGGTCAAGGGCGTGTGGGGCGGCATCAGCGGGTGGTTCTCGGGGCTCTGGGCCGGGATCACCGGCGGCGTCTCGGACGCGATGTCGTGGGTGCGGCAGCGCTTCTCCGACGCCTGGTCGTTCATCAAGGGCGTGTGGGGCAGCGTCGGGAGCTTCTTCTCCGGCATCTGGTCCGGCATCGGCAACGGTCTCAAGTCCGCGCTGAACGGCGCGATCCGGATTATCAACGGGGCGATCGACGGGCTGAACTTCATCCCCGGCGTGAACATCTCCCATATCTCCTACCTGGCCAGGGGCGGCACCGCGCAGGCCGGGCAGCCCTACCTGGTCGGCGAGCGCGGCCCCGAGCTGTTCACTCCCGGCCAGACCGGGCGCGTCACCTCGAACGCCCAGACCATGGGCGGGGCGCAGGAAATCACGCTGAACCTGGACCTTGGTGAAGGTATCCGCCAGCGGATTCAGATCGCGATCGACGAGAACGGCCGGGCGACCGCCCGCAACGTGCTGGCTGGAATCGGGGGTGCACGGTGACCACCACCGCGACGTACATGGGCGACCTGTCCCGGGTCCGGGTGGCCTTCACCGGCGCGCCCGTGATCGCCGATTACGCGAAGGTCGAGCGGTCCACCGACGGCGTGAACTGGACGGTGATCCGCGGCGGCGACGTGGTGCCGCTCGCGCCCGGCTTGATCGACGACTACGAGTTCGTGGCCGGCGTGCTCAACACCTACCGGGTGTCCTTCGTGGACTCCAGCCCGATCGTGTCCACCGTGTCCGCGGGCGCGGCGTCGACCGGCAACAACACCTCGCTCACGCCCGCGCTGCCCGCCGGGTGGGCCGAGGGTGACGGGCTGCTGCTCGCCGCGTCGATCCGCAACACCTCGGCCACCATCACCACGCCGACCGGCTGGACCCGGGTGCTCTCGCTCGGGAACGTCGTGCTGTTCGGCAAGCGCGCCACCGCGACCGAGACGGCGCCGACGGTGGCGTTCGCCGGCGGCGCGGCCGGAGACGACACGATCGCGCAGATCAACGCGTGGAAGAACCTCGACATCACGGCGGTCACCACCAACACGATCAGCAACGTCTCGGCCCAGAACATCGGCCTGCCGGCCATGACGGTGCCCCTGCAGAAAATGCTGAACGTGTGGCTGGCGTGGAAGCAGTCGGGCTGGACCAGCGTCACCGACCCCGCGGCGTTCGCCGTCGTCGGCTCCACGTCCTCGGCGGCCGGCACCGGGGCGGGTCAGTGGTGGACCTACACCGTGCAGGGCGCCACCGATATCGACTTCACCACCCGCACGCTCACCGTCGCGGGCGGCGCGTCCGCGGTGTCCAAGGGCATGGCGCTCACGTTCTCGGCCGCGGCGTGGGTGACCCGGCAGACCGCCACCATCACGCCGGCCCTCACACAGACGTGGCTGAAGAACCCGCGCCGGCCGAGCCTGAACACCCCGGTCACGGTCACCGATGTCGGCGACATCTCCCGCAAGGCCAGGTCCGGCACATTCGACGTGATCGGCCGCACCATGCCGGTGGTGGTGTCCGACGTGATGTCGTCTCGGTCCCTGCAGATCACGGTGGTGGCGGCCGACCTCGCCGCGGCGGCCGACCTGGAAACGCGTCTCGCCGCCGGTGACCCCGTGTTCCTTCAGGCGCCCGGGGTGAACCTGGCCGTGCCCACGATGTACGCCACGGTGGGCGGCCTGACCGCGTCCAAGTACAGCCAACGCGGCGTTCACCGCTTCTACGCGCTGGACCTGACCGAGGTCGCCGCCCCGGCGTCCACGGTGTACGGCGGCACCATCACCTACGCCGACCTGCCAGGCCTGTACGCCACGTACGACGCCATGACGGCCGCGGTCGCGTCCTACTTCAACCTGATGGACCTGGTGGCCGTGGCCACGGTAATCGTCCCATGAGGCCCGTCTCGGACGCGTTCCTTGCCACCCTGCGCGGCGCGCACAAGATGGTCGCGCGAGCGACGCTGGTCGCGCCCGGCCAGACCGGCGTCACACCGACCGGCATCGCGATCCCCGGCGTCTCGGACCTCGGCCGGCTCCCGATCCTCGGCGGCGACGTGACGGTGGATGCCACCGCCGATGTCCAGGCCACGCTGGACTTCACCACGCTCTACCCGTGGCCGACCTCGGCGAGCGACCCCGGAACCCCGTACGGGCAAGAGATCTACGTGGAACGCGGCGTCGAGTACGGCGTGGGCACCACCGAGTGGGTGGGGCTCGGCTACTTCCGGATCGACTCGGTGGAGCAGTCCGGCCGCGCCGACGGGACGATCCGGATCTCGGGCTCGGACCGGATGGCGGTGGTGCGCGACGCCCGGGCGTACCAGCCCGAGCAGTTCGGTGCCGGCGCGTCCGTCGGCGCGCTCATCGACCAGGTGGTGCAGGAAGCCTTGCCCACCGGGCAGACGCTCGTGTCGGTGTACGACTGGTCCGCCTACACCGACACCGTCGGCACCGTGCAGATCCTCGACCAGGACCGGCTGCCGTTCCTGCAAGACATCGTGGCCAGCCGCGGCAAGGTCATGTACTGGGACTACGCCGGGCGGCTGCAAGTGAAGTCGGCGCCGTCGCCCACCACGCCGTCGGTGTGGACGGTGAACCGCGGCGCGGGCGGTGTGCTCGTCTCGGTGTCCCGGAAGATCAGCCGCGACGGCGTCTACAACGCGGTCGTGGCGCGCGGGGACGCCACCGGCGAGTTGCCGCCGGTGCAAGGGATCGCCTACGACAACAACCCGTCGTCACCGACCTACTGGGACGGCCCGTTCGGGCTGGTGCCGAAGTTCTACAGCTCGTCGTTCATCACGACCACCGCCCAGGCGAACTCGGCAGCGGCGGCCGTGCTGCTCAAGTCCACCGGCCTGCCCTACACGGTGTCGTTCGCGTCGGTGCCGAACCCGGCGCTGGAGGCGTACGACGTGATCACGCTGCTGTTCTCCGATGACGAGGGCTCCGAGGCGCACATCCTCGACCGCATCACCTACGCCCTGACCCCGGACGGCGCGATGGCCGCGGACACCCGAAAGCAGGTGCTGTGATGGACGCTCAGACGATCGCGCGCCTGATGACGGCCGGGCTCGCGCAGCCCACCGGCGCGGACAACACCGGGCTCTACACCGGCGTGATCCTCACGTGGGATGAGTCCTCGGGCCTGAACACCGTGCAGATCAACGGCGTGGCGATGAGCAACCTCCGGACGATCCAGTCCGGCATCGGCCTGATCTACCAGCCCGGCGACACGGTCATGGTCCAGCGCAAGGGAACGCAGTACTACATCCAAGGCAAGGTGGCCGCCCCGGGCGCCGGCGCCGGTGCGCAGATTGTCGCGGATCAGGTCGCGACGCTGGAAACCACCACCTCGGCCACATTCACCGACCTCGCGACGTTCGGGCCTCAGGTCACGATCAACATCGGGACCAGCCGCCGGGCCCTGGTGCTCGTGAACGCGATGGTGCAGGTCAGTTCGTCGTCCGGGTTCGCGTCGTTCGTGGTCACCGGTGCGTCGTCGATCGCGCCCGACAACTACCGCTCTGCCTCGGTGGGTTCCAACGCCACGGGGACCATCTTCAGCATCTCGGCCGGCACGGTTCTGCTCACCGCGGCGGACGGGCTGAACGCCGGCTCGAACACCTTCACCATGAAGTACCGCCGAGACGTCTTCGGCGCCGGCACCGGGGCGGACTTCGCCACCCGCCGAATCACCGTCATCCCGTTCTAGGAAGGACAACGCCATGCCTCAGACCTCTACGTGGGCGCTGCCCTACCCGGCGGGCACTCAGGTGCCGAACGTGCCGGCCGACGTGCAGGCGCTCGCCGTGGCCGCCGATACCGCGATCTCCACGGTTCAGGCGAACCTCGCCGGTCAGCCCGCGTTCGCCCGCTACGAACGGACCACCGCCACCGCGGCGCAGACCCCGATCACCACGGGCGCCAACAACCCGGTGTCGTGGCCCGACACGATCACCGCGGTCGCGGGCGTCACGCCCGGCGGAGCGGGCAACCTGTATTTCACGCTCGCGGCCGGCACGTGGGAAGTCCACGCAACCGTCCGCTGCTCGACCACGCTCAACGGCACGGGCGAACTGTCGCTCGCGTGGGCCAACGGCGCGACGACATGGGCCGCGGGCAACGTGAAGGCCATCGGCGGGTCCGGCTCGGGCAACGTCCACGTGACGGCCACCGTCGTGTCCGACGGCACCACCGCGGTGTCGGCGTCGCTCTGGCAGCAGTCCGGCTCCACGTCCACGATCCAGGGCACGGGGTCGCCGTTCACGCACGCCACGGGAATCTCGTTCTCCCGCACCAGCAAGCCGTAAGGGGAGAGCATGAGCACGGCGGAGGACAGACGCAGCGGCGTCACGATCACCAACCGCGAGATCTACGACTTGCTGCTCGAGAACACCCGCGTGACGCGGGACCTCGCGGGCAAGGTGACCGCGATCGAGACACGCGACACCGATCACGAAACGCGTATCCGCGCACTGGAGCGGTGGCGGTGGGAGCTGGGCGGCATCATCACGATCGTGGCGTGGGGCGGCTCGGCGGTGGTGGCTTGGGTCACCGGGGGCTGAACGCGGCCGGCTGCCGGACAGAGCCCGGTAGAGCCCTCGGCGCAGGCGCGCACACGAGCAGCGCGTGGAGGGCACTCACTTCATCTGGTCGGCTGTAGCGCCCCGCTCGTTCCGCCCGATTCACTGGGCACACTCGATTCGCGGGAGGGCAGCTGTGCAGTACGTGCAGGGTTACCACGTAGAGGACGTCACGGAGATAGCGCAGAAAGTGAGCGATTCACTGGAGCAGGGGAAGGGCAAGCTTCGCGTGTCGTCCATCGCGATGAGCGAGGTGTGGCCCGTGAAGGGCGACGGGTGGATCCACGCGCTGGTGGTTTTCGAGCGGGACTGACCTGCTGCTGGTCGGCCAAAGGGCTGGAACCCGGCCGCCGCGCCGTCGAGGGGAGCAGCACGGCGGCCGGGAGATCAGGTGTCTTCGATGACCTCGCCGGTTTCCGGGTCGGTCACCACCTCGGTGCCGTCGTCTTGAATCCACGTACCCATCAGGCACCCGCCCGGCGTTCGATGCAGGCCGGGCACCAGTCACCGCCGAGCATCAGGGCCAGGTCATCGCGGTGGTGGCGGTCTGGATACGCGGTGTCCTCCGAGCACCAGGGGATCAACCACTCGGTGCCGTCCGCGAGCGCCCGCTTGCGGTAGGCGTGCACCACGCCGTCGTAGGCGTGCTCTCTCAGCGTGAAGTCCGTTGACCGGCGCGTGAACCGCGTTCCCATCGTTACCTCCCGACAAGTAGCATCGGCGCTACAGAGCGTGGGGTGCAGTGGAGAAGGGTCCACAAGATGTCCACAGACACGGTGCCGGGCGGCCGGCTGAGGGCCGAGCGCGAAGGCGCGGGACTGTCGCTCACGGAGATGGCGAAGCGGGCACGGTTCTCGAAATCGCTGCTCGGTATGGTCGAAACCGAGCGACGGGCAGCGACGCCTGAACTGGTCGAGGCGTACGAGCGAGTGCTAGGGGTCGACATGTGGCGCAAGGACATCACGCACCCGGGGCTGTTCACGGTGAACAAGGCCAGCCGCGAAACGCTGCTCCGTGCCGTCGAGACCGGTGACCCGGGAGTCCTGCGCACGAAGCCCACCGCGCACCGCACAGACGTCGAGCTCGGCAACCACGTCACCGAGGCTGGGGCCGCGATGTTCCGCCGCTGGGCCGTGGAGGGCGACACCGCGACGCTCCGCACGAACTCGCTGAGCGTGGTGGCGAAGCTGCCCGGGCAGGAGAACGCCGACCTGGTCGTGCAGGTGCTGGAGTCGGACACGAAGGTCCGGCGGCTCATCCTCGCGTCCGAGATCTCCCGCTTGACGCAGCTGGATTGGAAGCAGGCGCTCGCGGGCGCCGACGACCCCTCGACCATCCCGGAGCCCCGGAAGCTGGCCGCCAAGCTCGCCAAGGGCGCGATCAACCCGAAGGGCACCGAATCGCGATGGGCGTGCTCGCACCTGCTCGCCGGTCTCGTGCCCTACCTCGGCAAGTCCTGACCACGCAGAAAAACGCGTGCGGGATCCCGAGCAAGATTTTTCACCGGCTGCCGAGCGCACGAAAGAGCCCCGGCCGCCGTGGTGGCTGACCGGGGCTCTCTGCTGTTCTACGGCTACGGGCGCCACTCCTCGCGGTAGTCCGGATGGTCGTCGTACGGCAGGGCCAGCGCTCGCAACGTCCGGCACGGGAGGCGTTGAGGGCGGCTGTCCCTGCTTGCTTCGGGATAGCCCCATCCTGCGGCCACGCACGTACCGCACTCGTGCGTGTCTGACTCCGCGTGCTCGTCGATGATCAGCCGCTTGGCGGCCACGTCGGCGTGTACCCGGTCTGGATTCCAGCGCTGGACATGATCGACGACGTCCGACAGCCACCCGGCTTCAGGGGCCTGGTCCTGATCGATGCTGACCACCGCGAAGAAGTTCGGCTCATCGGCGACAACGCGCGCGGAGTGCCCGCGGTCCGAGACGTCCCAGGGCGTCGGGTACACGGCCTGCATTGCCTTGGCGGCCTGCTCGTCTTCGTCGAGCCGTGCGCGCAGGAACGCGATCAGGTCATCCACGGTGCGCATCCTCTCACCGAGCCCACCGCCGAAGCTCGGCCGCCGCGCGGGTTTCGTAGTCGGTGCAACCGGCGCCGCGCGCGGTGAGGTACGGCTGGTAGAACTCCCACCCCGTCGCCACGGCCGCGCAGTCCGCGATCGGCTCGAAATGGGCGCCGTACGCCTGCATGGCGCGGGCCATCGTGCCGTACTTCCGGGCCTCCCAGACGTGCGCGACTTCGTGCGCCACGACGGCCGAGAGGTATCGGCACGGCAGCGCGTTCGAGAACACGATCACCGTCGCGGTGGCGTACGCGGCGGCGTCCGGGTCGATGGCCCGCACCTGCTCGGGCGTGATCACCGCGAACGACGTCTCGTGCTCGCCGAGCGCGGCCATGGCGGTCTCGATGACGGCCGGGCGGTCGCACGACGGCGCAGCGGCGGCTCGAGCGGGCTGGACGGCCGCGCCGAACCCGAGCAGCACGGCGACGGCGGCGAGCACCGCGGCGACGCGGATCACCGGGCACCGTCCGCGCGTGCCGTCACGACAACCACGGCGCTGCCGCTGTTGGCGGGGTAGTCGAACGCCAGCTCGTACGTCACGCCGTCGCGCGTGCAGGTGACGGGCGCGGGGTTGTCGGGATCGTCCCCACCGGCGTCCCCCAGCTCATCCCAGAGCGACACGGCCTCGACGACCGTGAGCCCGCGCGCCGTGAAGTAGTCGACGAACTCGCCGGTGGGGATGAACTCGGTGCGCGGCTCGCTCAT